TCAATCTACGTGCATACGACTTTGTATCTCAGGAGATTAGAGCGGCAGAGGACCCTGAGTTTGAGACGTTCTACACGAAGAATATCCTCCTTAATGAGGGTCTTAGAGCGTGGATGGCACCAGTAGACCAACCACATGAAAACTTTGTCTTCCCAGAGGAAGTTCTCCCCCGTGGCAATGCACTATGAACCTATGCCAAGATGGTGCTGGTGGTTACTCATTGGACTGATGCTCTTCACCATCTTTGCTTTCGGTCTCATGGTTGCGGGAATGATATTTGTATGATATACTAAGAGGGTCAAAAAACCCTCTTTTTTTATAAATATTTTTATTAGTTCTAATAACTTAAATGGACATTCCAAAGGACATTAATGATCTTAGTAATGAACAGATTGAAAATCTTAAAATTAGAAAATCTAAACCTGATGTGGGTAGTTATTTCTTCAGAGTTGAAGAAAAACCAGGAGTTATAAAATATTATAATATAAAAGTAAATAAAAAGTATAGGATTGAAAATCCAGATCATAGAGGTGTAAATGGGCAGATTGTTACCGTAACTTCTTTCTTGTATAAATGGAAAGATGACGAAAAATCAACACAACCTCTTGGTGTTGGTATAAGATTTGCTAAGAACAACAAAAAATCTACATACTACAAAGTTCAGCATTTAAAAGAGATTTAAACAGGAGTTTTATTATGAAGTTTATCATTTATTCAAAGTCTGGATGCCCATACTGCGATAAAATAAAAAAAGTTATGAATCTTGCAAATCTAGACCACTCTGTTTTGAATCTCGGAACAGATTTTGACAAGCAAGAGTTTTATGATATATTTGGTGATGGATCTACATTTCCTCAGGTGATTTATAATGGAGAAAATCTCGGTGGATGCACAGAAACTGTTAAATATATCAAAGAGAACAATCTATTCTAAAGTCGTGCAAAATAAAGAAATTTATTTCGATGTTGAAAAATCCATAGATTATGCTTTTCAAGGTAAGTTTGTATTAAAACTATATGATTATTTGAAAGTAAATAATGCCGTAAAGCAAGATGCCGAAGATTTTATCAATAGCTCTACAGCTTATAATATAAGTTGCCTTATTGAAGATTTGGATCAGTATATTAAAGGAGGATCTGATCAAGAACATAAACAACTGAGAGAAGGTTATGGTCACATATCAAAACCACAAGCAAGGAAAATAAAAGATTATCTAAAATCTATTTTAGATGATGCAAAGCAATATAGTTATGAAAAAAGAAAAGGAAGAAAAAGAAAGCAATCTAAATAAAGAAGAAGATTCTCTTATTGATAGAGGATTTGAGTTAATGCTAAAATCAAATAGGAGAGAAATACCCAAACCAAAAACTTTTCAGATCAAGTTTGGTAATGTGATATCTCTCCTAAACAGAAAGATTAACTTTACTTTTAATTTTGATCTGAATATTACAAAAGTAAAGTAAATCTAGGGAAGAAAAAAAATGGAACACTCACTCATCCTTACCACTTTAATAATGGTAACCTTGTTATTTTTTGTTGTTGGTGGTATAGTAGGTTGGATAGCAAACAGAACTTTCTTAGAAAATCAACCAATAAATATGCATCCCGAGTTTTTTGATAGTGCTGGAAATATTATTCCTGATGAGATTTTAGCAGTACGATTTGAAAATGACTTTGAAGAAGATTACGAGGACGAAAATGGCTAATGTTAAAGTAAAACCTGATGTTAAACTAGATACAAATTGCTTTCAGCATGAGATTTTAGAACTAGTTTCAAAACAAAGATCCAATACTAAAAAAGTATCTATTTTGCAAGAGTATAGAAATAACGCTCTAGTTTCATTGTTTATTTGGAATTTTGATGATAGTGTTATTTCTCTTCTTCCTCCAGGAGATGTTCCATACGCTGATATTAAAGAAATGACATCTGTTGGTGGAACATTGAGTGATCAAGTTTCACGACAAATTTCTGGACAAGAAAAATCAGTAGGATATAATGGAGTTGATGGTGATATCCGAAGAGGAAGAACATCTTTAAGAAATGAATATGATAAACTTTATAACTTCGTAAAAGGAGGAAACAACACACTTTCTTCGATTAGAAGAGAAACAATGTTCATCAATATGCTTCAAGGTCTTGATCCAAAAGAAGCAGAACTTCTTTGCTTAGTAAAAGATAAAAAACTTACCGACAAATATAAAATCACTTGGGAAAATGTCAAAGAAGCTTATCCTGATGTTCGTTGGGGAGGAAGATCTTAATTAAAAAGGTAAAGAACATGCAAAATCCAGATAATCCTGCAACATACGGTTGTCATATACTATTAGAAAAAACTACTTTACAACAAGCTAAAGATAAAAGTTTTCCAAACGATGCTAGACTTATCTGGTATATTGTAGATGGTCAAACATATATTGATTTAACAAGATGTTCAAAAGTTGCTCAACTTTTTGATCTTTATTATGATAGATATGGAAAAGGTGCAGTTCAAAAAATAGATTTTGGATATGGAAGAGTAAATCCAAAATTATGGGGAATAAATGATAAAAAATCTAAAGATAAAAAATGACAGAAGGATTTAAAAAAGAAAAAGTTGGTATTAATCTAACTTTATATAAAGATGAAGTTGATAAACTTTTAAAAAAATATAAAAAAGCTAAAAAATATATGAAATCATCATTATATGAAATCAAAAAAATAAATGGAGATGAAACATATATCTCTACTCTTATAAAGGAAGCGGAGGATAATCCTTTGTAAATGGGAAAGCATTATTTGTTAAACCTATATGGTTGTCCCTGGAAACTATTAGATGATCCAGTTTGTCTTATTGATTTGTTGGAAAATGCTGCATTTGCAAGTGGAGCGACAGTAGTTCAAAGTATACATAAAAAATTTAAACCACAAGGAGTCACAGTTTTAACATTATTGTCTGAAAGTCATATTAGTATTCACACATGGCCAGAAGATGGAAATGCAGCTGTAGATATTTTTACATGTGGAAATACCAATCCAAAAATAGGATGTGATATAATCATTCACCAACTTTGTGCTACTAGTCATACATTAAGTTATATTGAAAGGTAAAACCAAAATCGACTTTTAAATCCAAAAAAGGTCGAAAAAAAATCCCAGCAATTTTTTGGTCTGTAGGGTTCATTTAGTAACAAATGTTACAAACTAACTTGACTACATATTTTATATGGTTTATAATAACCAAACGTTCATCCTTTAATGGACGCAAGTAAGTCGCGGAACGGATCGTTCATTCGCTATTCGCAAATAGCGAACGCAAACGACTGAAGGAACGGGAAACTACATTCTCATTTCTTTAGGAGTAAACTTATGGCAAAAGTAGTATATCGTGGTGTCGAATATGATACCGAAAAGCGTATTGCTTATCAGCAGCAGATGATGCAACAGCCCCAACAATACAACGAAAACTATCGTGGTGTTAAGTTTGTTAAAGAGGGACATAAATAATGCAGAAACTCAACTTCCTTCAACTCATTAAAGAGAAGAAGCAAAAAGAGCAACGCCGTCACCAAGCACAACTAGCACAACTTGTCGGAGCAAAGTAGTGAACGACTACACATATCACTATGATGATATGGATAAAGATAACAGACCACCTGCTTGCTATCAGCTAACATATAGAGGGTGTAGGTACTGGTCTTGCTATCGTATACACTTACGAGATTGGTTTGAAAGAGTATTAATCATTCAACCAATCTATAATAAGAAGGGTTGACACCCTTCTTTTTTTTATGCTAATATCTTTATAGGTATTCATGTTTTTTATGGACAGAGAAAAACTCAAACTTATTATACATAATCTAGAATTATTAGTTGATTCTTTAAAATCCGAAGTTTATTCGGACAAACAATCTTACTTAGAATATAAAGATGAATCACTTCATGACTATGATGAAATATTTGAAGACGATGACGGATACCCAGATTAGGAGTAATTTATGTATGAAGAGTTAAATTGCTTTGAAGAAGCACTTAAGCATTTTGGTACAAGAGTAGATGTGATTATTGCTATGGAGATGTCACGCAAACTAACAGCAGAAGAAGCATACAAGCGTATCAAAGAAGAAATGAAGGCAGTTAAAAAATGCCGCAAAAAATTTAATCAAAGTGAGGAATGTTTATGAAAGTAAAACTGATTAGTGTAACCCCAGATGCAGAAAAGACCATGGGGTACGTGGCAAGGGTCTCTAACCCCTCTAATCAAGAGAATCCTAATGTTGCGGGTCTTCTTAAGTATTGTGTTGAACACCAGCATTGGAGCGTCTTTGAGCAGGCATTCATGACACTTGAGATCGAAACTACCAGAGGACTTGCAGCTCAAATTTTACGACATAGAAGCTTTACATATCAAGAATTTTCTCAAAGATATGCTGATAGTTCTTTGTTGGGAGATATTCCAGTTCCAGAACTTCGTCGTCAAGATACAAAGAATCGTCAAAATAGTATTGATGATGTAGATCCCTTTGTTGTTCAGAAGTATCAAATGCTTATGCAAGATTACTTTAAACAAGGCATGAATCTATATCAAAAAATGCTTGATGATGGTATCGCAAAAGAATGTGCTAGGTTTGTGCTTCCTTTAGCAGTACCAACAAAACTTTATATGAGTGGCTCTTGCCGTTCATGGATCCATTATATTCAACTTCGCTCTGCAAATGGCACACAAAAAGAGCATATGGATATTGCAGAAGAATGTAAGAAAATCTTTATTGAACAGTTTCCTACTGTTTCTGAAGCATTAAAATGGAAATAAATAGAACAACTTGATTTTATAACTTATGGCGACTTATCCCGTTATTAATAAAACCACTGGAGAACAAAAAGAAGTTGAAATGAGTGTCCATGATTGGGACCAGTGGAAAATCGACAATCCAGATTGGACAAGAGATTGGAGTGATCCATCTACTTGCCCTTCACCAGGAGAAGTCGGAGATTGGCAAAATAAACTTGTCAATAAACATCCAGGATGGAATGACGTTCTGGATAGAGCATCAAAAATGCCAGGTTCAAAAGTTAGTAAAATTTAATCTTAATATGCCAGCAAAAAAAACTAGATCAGGTATCAGCACAAATCCAGTTCCTTTCGGTATGAGTAATAGGGTTATGAAAAGAAAAAAACCAATCAATAGAGATTATATTAAAACAATAGAACCTCTAACTGATAATCAAGAAAAACTATTTAAGCAATATAAGTTAGATCAAAATTTGGTTGCTTATGGTGCTTCGGGGACAGGAAAAACTTTTATTACATTATATAATGCATTATTAGATGTATTAGATCCAAATTCTCCTTATGAAAAAATATACATTGTAAGATCTCTTGTAGCAACTAGAGAGATTGGATTTCTTCCTGGAGACCACGAAGACAAATCTTCGCTTTATCAGATTCCATATAAAAACATGGTTAAATACATGTTTGAAATGCCAGATGATGCTGCATCTGAAATGCTTTATTCTAATCTAAAGACTCAAGGAACAATTTCTTTTTGGAGTACATCTTTTATTCGTGGAACAACATTAGATCGCTGTATTATTATTGTTGATGAGTTTCAAAATCTAAACTTTCATGAACTAGATTCTATTATTACTCGTGTTGGTATTGATTCTAAAATAATGTTTTGTGGAGATGCTACCCAAACAGATTTAGTTAAGCAAAATGAAAGAAATGGTATTATTGATTTTATGAGTATTTTGCAAGCAATGCCATCATTTGATATTATTGAATTTGGTGTAGAAGATATTGTAAGATCTGGTCTATGTAAAGAATATTTGATTGCAAAACATGAACTAAAACTATGAATTTTAATCATATTGAGTTGAAGCTCCCTACACTTGTTAGGGAGCATATTGATGGGGTTCGTTTTTATAAAGTACAGAATGGTGAAGAGTTAAAAAAACTAGTTTCTATCACATCTGTTATTAGTCATTATAAAAAGGATTTTTTTGATAACTGGAGAAAAAAGGTTGGTCTAGAAGAAGCAAATAAGATTACAAAAAAAGCAACTAGTAGAGGAACAGATTTCCATACATTAGCTGAAAATTATTTTTACAATATTCCAGAACTTCCAAAAGTTCAACCTTTGTCAGAAATGCTATTTAAGATTGCTAGACCAACTTTAGATCGTATAAATAATATTCGTGTTCTAGAAGGATCTCTTTATAGCAATTATTTGGGGATAGCTGGAACAGTAGATTGTATAGCAGAGTTTGACAAAGAACTCTCAATTATTGATTTTAAAACATCAGCAAAACCTAAGCCAAGAGAATGGATTGACGGTTATTTTGTACAATGCTGTGCTTATGCATGTATGCTCTATGAACTAACAGGAATAACAGTAAAAAAGTTTGTTATTATTATGTCTTGTGAAAATGGTGAATGTGTGGTTTACGAAGAATACGATAAAGAAAAATATATTAAGTTATTAGTAGAATATATTAAAAAATTTGTAGAGGATAAACTATCTTGACAGTTTTGTGTATAACTGCTAACATATATTAATCTTTATTATGGGGATAATGCCAATCAACCTATTAGACTTAATGAAAATAGACTATAAAGAAGAATTTTCTAAAGAGTTGGAATCAAAGTTTATTCTTCCAACAAAATTTGCTCAAGAAATAGAAAGTATTGTAAAAAATGAAGGCAATATGTCTTACATTGACGCAATATTATATTATTGTGAAAAAAATAAAATAGAAATAGAGTCAGTTCCTAAGTTAATCTCAAAACCATTAAAGGAAAAGATTAAGTATGAAGCAATGGAATTAAACTTTCTCAAAAAAACATCTCGTGCAAGGTTAAACATTTGAAATTGGATCCACATAATTGTTATAAAACTTATATTTCTGTAAAAAATCATTTTACGCAGGAAAAATATGATTACCACAAATATTGCGGAAAGGTAAAATCTTCATTAGAATCTTTTTATAAAAGAAAAGATAGATTTTTCTTTGAAAAAATGAGTCGTCAAAAAAGTGATGATGATGTAATAAATTTTTTCATTGCAAATTTTTCTAGTTGTGATGATCCACAATCACTGTGGATTGGTGATATTATAAAAGAAGGAGAGTCTGTTTATTCAGATTGGAAAAAGAAACAGCAATCATTATCTTATTTTTTTTCACAAGAAATTTCTTCTATATTTTCTTATGATCAATTTGACGATGTTTTTAGTATTAAAGGATCTTCTCATCCCAAAATATTAAAAAAGTTTCTAAAAAAAGAAATATCTTTAGAAACTATGGTGATTTTGGATAAGATACTTTCTTATAGAAAGCATTTTGATAAAAAACTTTCTGATCCAGTATGGCAGTTTGTTTCCATGAAGATTAAAAAATATTCACCTTTTATACATATTGATATATTTACATTTAAAAAAATCTTAAAGGAGTGTGTATTGTGAGTTTTTTTGACTCTGAGGTAGTAAGATCAGAACTGGTTGAAATATCAGAACTGCAAGAACAGGTATATAAAAATGTATTTACATTTTATATGATGAACAAGTCGGAAAAAATAAATCACGTAAATACGCTTCAAAAGTTGTTGGAAAAACAAAGAATTCTTTATACTAGAATGAGTCTTTCTGATGATCCAGAAGCTCAAAAAATGAAACAAAACATATTAGATTCTGCAAAAATGATGGGACTTGATGAGCAGACTGATATATCTTATATGTTCGGAAATATTGAAAAAGTTCTTGAGAAAATGAAAGAGGATATTGACAAAAGTAATGATCCCTGATATTATATGGATATGCGGCTAGGAAATCCGCAACAAAGTTACTCCATACAGGCCAAATACGTACAAATACGAGGTAAAAATGTCATTCGCAAATCTAAAGAAACAATCACGTCTAGGTTCTCTTACAGAAAAACTTGTAAAAGAAGTTGAAAAAATGAGTTCTGGTGGAGGTTCAACAGACGATCGTTTCTGGAAACCTGAAATGGATAAAGGTGGAACTGGTTATGCAGTTATTAGGTTTCTTCCCGCACCTGAGGGAGAAGACCTTCCTTGGGTAAAAATGTTTAATCATGCATTCCAAGGTCCTGGTGGTTGGCTAATTGATAACTGCCTAACAACTAAAGGTGATAAGTGTCCAGTATGTCAATCTAATAGTGCTCTTTGGAACAGTGGTGTAGAATCCGATAAAGAAATCGCTCGCAATCGTAAGCGTAAACTATCTTACTACAGCAACATTTATGTAGTTAAAGATCCCCTTCATCCTGAAAATGAAGGAAAGGTATTTCTTTATAAGTATGGTAAAAAAATCTTTGATAAGATTTTAAGTGCTATGCAACCTGAGTTTGAAGACGAAGATCCTATTGATCCTTTTGATTTTTGGAGCGGTGCAAACTTCAAACTAAAAATTACAAAGAAGGATGGTTATTGGAATTATGATTCTTCCGAGTTTGCACGTCCAACTGCTTTGCTAGATGGAGACGATGACACTCTAGAAGCACTATGGAAGAAAGAATATTCACTATCTGCCATTGTTTCTGATGATCAGTTCAAATCTTTTGATGATCTAGAAAAGAGACTAAATGCCGTTTTGGGTATTGGAAAAGTTGCTCCTAAATCTAGCACTTATGATCAAGAAGATGAACTTGATGAATCTTATCCTTCAAATCAAACTTCTACAACGATCGAAGAAGATCTAGAAGCTTCTTATCAAAAGAGTAAAGCACCTCAAATGCCTACTCAAATGAAAAAAGAACTAGATAATCTAAGTTCTTCCTCTTTTGATGATGAAGATGAAAATGAAGATGCTATCTCTTTTTTCCAGCGTCTCGTTGATGAATGATTAAGTATATAACTTAATATTAAATCCTTTTTTGAGGGTTTTGGACACATATTGTTCAGAACCCTCTTTGTATGGCATGATTTTATCAATATCATTAAATAGTACAGACAAATATTTTGGTTTTAGTGAATATATTGTTCTTTTTTTATTTTCCAATCTTATTTCATACTCATAGTTTGTAATAGGAACTGCCATGTCCCTTCTTAAAACTTGTCCAGATTCTTCAGAATAATATTCTATAGAAAAATCTTGATCTATATGTATTCCTCCAGGGAATATAACTATCCCCTGCTCATTTTTTTGTTCTATAGATTCGTAATGATGGATGCCATCATATAAAATTTCATATGTCCCATATTTTTTCAGTAAAACCTCATCTAATGTATCTTGGGGTAAAGGCCATTCATCTTGAATGTTGATTATGTTATTTGATAGTAATACAACCCAATCTAATGTAGAATCATTATAAAGATCAAAAGCAACATTATCTGGTCTTTTATCTCCTATTATTGTATATTTTTCAAAATAGTTTATATTTTTAAAAATTTCAGATCTTATTTGACCTCTTTTAAATAAGTTTTTAACAGTTACATAGTTTCTAGTACTTGTTTCACTTGGATTTACATTTACATAATCAAAATCTGGTACTTGTCTGAAATAAGGTCTTGCCATTTTAGTATCCTGTTCCTCCTGATGATTCTTGATCGTCTCTGTAAATAGGCTCTAGTTCAGAGAATGATAAAGTAACACTATAAGATGTCATAGACCCATCTTGATATGTCATATAGGATCCATCTGGCGTATAATCAACTGATATATTTGTGAGAGCGCATGTTTTTATTTCATTAAGAAATGGGTGTTGTACTCCAGTTGGTCCATGAATATATTCAAGATCAAAAACATTTGGAGTAACTAAAAACAATCCAGTATCACTTCTTCTTACAGCAGATTCAGTTTTAAATAATCTTATAATATCTCTTACCATTTGTGCTTCACGAGCTTCTCTAGGAGTAAACTTGTAGTTATAGTTAAATGTTCTTAATCTTGGTCCTTGGAAAAGTAACTCTAGATTGTTATTTAAAACTGCTCCAGCAGTTCTTCCAATAACATTTGCTCCAACTGCTTGCCCAGCAAAATATGATGTTAGATATTCTCCTATGCCAGCAGATCCCATGAGATCTTTAGCTGCTTCTCCTACATCAAATCCCAAACCCTTTATGGCAGCAGCAAAATCTCCATTTCCAATATTATTAATGGCATTTATTGCAGCTTTAGCACCTTTTGCTTGAAGAAAATTTAATCTATCTTCATTCCAATCAACTCCATTAGAATCTTTTATTCCTGGTTGCATTGGAAGAAATACGGTCGTTCCTGTAGATTTTTTTCTACGTGAAGATTCTGTAGAATCTGTAACAAAAGTTCCACTACCTGGAAGTCCAGGAACTACATATTCTAATACTGTTACTTTTAAGTAATCAAGATTACTATCTCTTGTTAGTGGATACCATAAAGAAGCGCCAGAGTTTTTAGATCCACCTTTTGATGTATTTTGATTCTGTTGTTGATTTAACGCTCCAGTTCCTATATTTAAATCTACTGCCTCATTAAATGGAATAAAATTATTTTGAGACCAATAATCGGAGTTATTTTTAATAGCATTTAGATATGATGGATTATTTAATAAGTTATCAACAAAAATATCAGGAGCACCTTTTTGAAATACTGCATTTGTATTAAGATTATAATCTGCCCAACTTATTGATCCATCATTATTAAAAAATTGATTACCAGAAGACCTCTCAGAACTTGTGTAAGGAATCTGAGGAGTTCTATTAATAGTTAAATCTCTTCCTTGGTCGTCATTTGATTTTACATTAAAAGATAAACCATCAAGGAGAAAGGGTTTACTGACAGTTCCTTGAGATAAGGCCATTTATTTTCTTTTTAGTTATTTATAGGGGTTTATTTCTTCTTCTGTTATTATTTTAAACTCTATAAGATGATCCTTACACCATTCTTCAGCAGCTTTCCACTTAGCTAAGTTTTTATTATAAGTTAATACTTCATTAATATATGTTTTTTGCTGCTTACCTTTAGTTTTTTTAGGTTCTAAAGTTTGCTTTTTTGGTTTTACTTCTATTAAATATTTTTTTATATTACCACTGTTTTCTTTTATTTTTACTATAAAATCTGGAAAATATCTGCGAACTTTATTCGTTGTTGGATCTAAATATGGGATAAAAAATTCTTCACTTCCCCATTCCAATATTTTTTCATTTAAATCACAATATCTCATAAACTTCAATTCCCAAGAAGATCTATAAACAATGTTATTTGGATTCCCTTTGTACTTATTGGGATTCTTTGGATTGAATATACCTTGATGATATTTTTTTTCTCGCATACATAATATAAAGGTTAAAAAACTATTTATAGATGTCTGCCGTACAACCCCAAGGATATACTATTAGTGATTTTAAATCTAGAGCATTAAATCTTTCGCAAACTTCATTATATCAGTTAAATATAGTTCCTCCAGCAGTAATGCAACAACCCACTGAAAACATCAGTTTATTGTGTTGTGATGCAACTTTGCCTGGATCTTCACTTGCAACCCATGATGTTACAAATGATTTTCATGGAGTAAGTGAAAAAATGGCTTATAGAAGAATATACGATCAATCTTTTAATATGACATTTTATGTGGATAGAGAATATAATGTCATATCTTTTTTTGAAAATTGGATTGAAATGATAGCAGGTCAAGGATATACTAAAAGTAAAAATGGATATCGTGAACTAAACTCTTTTTATAGAATGAACTATCCTATTCTTTATAGATCTTCTTTGAATATAGTAAAATTTGAAAAGGATCATTTTTACCAAAATAGATCCCCACTCCCTCCTAGAAAAATAGGTGGACCTACTTTAGAATATGAAATAATCGGTGCTTTTCCTTACAATATTGTTGCAATGCCAGTTAGTTATGGTCCAAGTGATATTTTGAAATGTAACGTTAGTTTTTATTTTGTTAGATATCTTGTTAATCAAGCAAGATCCAGAGTTATATCTCAAGTTCCAACAAATACACCATCAAATAATAATAATACTGTTGAGTTTATTACACAACAAGTTCCAGTTAATACATTTAATTATCAATCAAATGTATTAAGTAATGAATATTATAATAACTTTGGTGACAATACACAAAATTCCACAAATAGTGCTGATTTCTTTGATGGATCAAATACTGGACCATTTGGATTGGGTGTCGCATAAGTCACTAAATAAACCATAACATAATGTACTGATGTTTTAAAATCATGCCTTTACCAAAAATTGCAACTCCAACTTACGAAATAGATTTACCATCTACAGGAAAAACGATAAAGTTTAGACCATTTTTAGTGAAAGAAGAAAAACTTCTTCTTCTTGCTATGGAAACAGAAGACACTAAACAAATCACTAATGCTTTAAAACAAGTTTTAAAGTCTTGCATTCAAACTAGAGGAATAAAAGTAGAAGAACTTCCAACTTTTGATATTGAATACTTATTTTTAAATATCAGAGGAAAATCTGTTGGAGAAGATATTGAAGTAAATCTAATTGCTCCAGATGATGGAGAAACTTCTGTGACAGTCAATATTAATGTGGAAGATATTAAAGTTATTAAAAATGAAAAGCACACTAATATAATTGATTTGGGATCAAACTTATTTTTAGAAATGAGATATCCATCTTTAGATGAGTTTATTAAAAATAACTTTACTCTAGAAGAGCAAGGAATGGATCAGTCATTTGAGTTGATCGCTGGATGTGTAAGTAAAATTTATAATCAAGAAGAAGTTTGGTCTTATTCTGACGTTACTAAAAAGGAGATTGTTGAATTTTTAGAGGGAATGAATAGCATTCAGTTCAAACAAATTGATGATTTTTTCAATACAATGCCAAAACTTTCTCACACTGTAACTTTTATTAATCCAAATACTGATGTGGAGAATAGTGTTACACTGGAGGGATTATCAAGTTTTTTCGCTTAGGAATGGTATACATGGATCTTGAGAACTATTTTAAACTAAATTTTTCTCTCATTCAATACCATAAATATTCATTAACTGAGATTGAAAACTTGATACCTTGGGAAAGAGACATTTATGTTGGTATGCTAATTAATCATTTAGAAGAAGAAAAGCTAAAACAGCAACAAAAATCCTAATGAGTAGTCGAGCAGAAAAACTAAGAAAGGCATATGAGTTTAAGCTCGGTAAAAAAATAGTATCTAAGCTTACTGATGAACAAATAAAAATTCTTTCTGCTTTTTATAACTCTTTAAGTGAAACAGAACAAAGAAATATAGATTCAGATCTTTTTAAAGGGAATGCAAATGATCTTAGCGACATGGCTAACTCATTTGTTGAAGAACAAGAACAAAATGATGATACAAAAGATGACATATCAATAACATCAAAGAAAATAAATGTTGATAAGTTGCTTCCATTAGAAGTAACTGAAGAAGTAAGTGAAGAAGTAAAAGATGATGCTAAGGAAGAAATAAAAGATAATATTAAGGAAGAAGTAAAGGAAGAAATAAAGGAAGAAGTAAAAGATAATATTAAGGAAGAAGTAAAAGAAGAAGTAAAAGAAGAAGTAAAAGAAGAAAAAGAAAAAGAGGAAAAAAAAGAGGAAGAAAAAAAAGATATTAATATTGATGAAATAGCAGAAAAATCTTCAAAAATAGTAATATCAAAAATTGAATCTGGTAAGATCGACGTTAAAAAGTTATTACCATTAAAAGATGATGAAGATAAGCAAAAACAAGAGCAAAAAGTATTAAATTCTATAGTAAAAGAGTTAGACTCTATAAAAAAAAGTATAAACTCTATAATAGAATCATTTAAATCTCAATCTAAGTTAATAAGATCGGATCAAGAAAAACAAAGAATACGAAAATCAAGAGAAGATAAAAAATCGAGAGAATCTTATCTAGAAAAAACTGATGATGATAAAGATTCTAAAAAAGCTGAAAAAGCAATAGTTCCTTTTGAAAACTTTTTTGATAGAATATTAAACTTTTTTAAGTTTATTTTACTTGGTGGATTTCTTAAAGGACTTCTTAATATAATAAAAAATCCACAAATAATACTTAAACCAATACAAGACATTATAAACAATGTCATAGGATTTTTTAATGGTATAATAAAATGGATAGATGATACATTTATTCAACCAATAAGAGGTATGATTGATGCTGTTAATAGTGGGTTAAAAGCATTAACAGATACTATTAATGGAATAATAAACTCCATTCCAAACTGGATTCCCATTAAACCAGATCCGATTAAAGATCCTGTACAAATACCTCAAATACCAAATCTTCCAGATGATGGTTTAATACCAGAAGCAACTTTTGCAGATGTTCCATCAAGTTCTCCTGTTCAATCTCAACAATCTGGAGGACAAATCATAAATGTTAATAATAATGAAAAAACGGTTATAAATGCCAAAGATCTATCATTTAAATCTGGTGGAGCTATAGACAAAAATAGTGGAATAACTATTTCTGGATTGGGACCAGATACACAACTTATTGCTGCACAACCAGGAGAAGTTGTTATTAATAAAAAAGCTGCAGATTCTTATGGCGTAGAAAATCTTCTTAGTTTAAATGCTGTATTTGGTGGTCCTAATGCAAATAAACCAAAAACTGCAGCTTCTAATAAAATAAAAGCAATGTCCAGTGGAGGATATGCTGGAAGAATAAAATATTTTAGTGTAAATGGGGGAGGAAATAAACTATTAAATCCTGGTCAAACATATTCTTATCGGGATCTTAGACCTCACCATAGTGGTCCTACTACAAGAAGAACGGATGGATATCCAAAAGATTATACATTATTAAACGGAACAGATCTTCAAACTTCACCAAATTCAGATGTACCAGTTCCTTTAGATTCTGAAGTAATTTATAAAGGTGTCGCTGGTGGTTATGGAAATACTGTTGTGGTTAAAAATGCCACTGGTAATATGCTATTCGCTCACTTGAGTAGATTTGGAAATTTTAGGAGAGGAACTAGAATAAAAGCTGGCACTATTATTGGAACACAAGGAAGAAGTGGTGGTAACTATGTTGATCACTTGCATTTGGATGCAGAACCTGCAGGACATGAAGCTTTTGTCAACTATATTACTTCAGGAAATCCAACATATGGATCTTCTTCAAGTGCAGGTGAAGAAGTAAGTCAAGATTATATAAGTGAAGGGCAAATGATGAATAGATCTAGTTCTATAGGTATACCTGAGATGGATTATAATGCTGAACCACTGACCATATTACCTTTACCATTACCTGATAATAAATATACTAATAACGGTGCAACTAATAGTCCAAATCAATCTCCTATAGCAAAATTTTCTTCAATTGATAATGATAATCCTCATTTGTTTATCGTTAAAGCAATCTATAACATTGGTGGATAATGGCAATACCAGCTTTATTGGGAACAGCAGCAAGATTACTAGCAAAAGAAAGTGCCAAAGGGTTTGTTAAAGGCACAGTAAAATCTGCTGTAAAAAATAAAGCTAAATCAGTTTTTAAAGATAAGGCAAAATTATTTCTCAAAAATAAAGCAAAAGAAAATATACAAAATGCTTTGAATGGTAAGATAAAATCTGATGTTAATTCTCAGAAAAAAGTTCCTTATAGTTTAACGATAAAACCATCTACAATAACTAGAGAAAAGTTATTGGGAAAAGTACAATCGGACAATATACAATCTGAATCTGTTGGTGGTAATAAATATTCTCCTATTCTGAAAAAAGTTAAAGAAATAAGAGTTTCTTTAGAGTCTTTAAGTAAAGTCATACAAAATAATACTAAACTAGATAAAAAATCTGAAAACAAAAGAAGAATACAACAATCGATAGAAGATAAAGCATCTAGAGAATCTGATCTTGAAGAAAAATCTAGTAAAAATATTTCTAAATCTGGTGATAATATTAAAGCTCCTCAACTTGGGTTTTTTGATATAATAAAAAGATTTTTATCTAATATCCTTATTGGTGGATTGTTAAAGTTTTTATTAAATAATCAAAAACCTTTATTTAAGGCTATTGACGTTGCTGTAAAAAACTGGAGATTTTTTACTAGATTACTATTAGGTCCAGAACTAAGAAAACCTTTTTTAAAACTTTTAAAATTTACTACTAAGTCTTTATTAAATCCATTTTATCTTCCTGGAAAGGCATTAAAACTTGCTTTTAATCTTACTGGAAAATCTATAAAAGGATTAACTCTTGGAGTTGGGAAAGCAATAAAAATAGCATTATCTTCTGCATTTAAACTTGGAAAAAAACTTTTTGATGCGGCTAAAGCAGCAGCAAATATTGCTGCTCAAGCGTCTAGATTTGGAGCAAGAGCATTTCGAGCTTCAACTGGAGCATTAAAAGGTGGTCAGGGAGCAAAAGGTGCTGTCAAAGCAGTTCAAAAAGCAGCAGAAAGATCTATAAAAAATCAACCACAAAAGCCTGGTCCAAAACCAACAGCAGCACCAAAACCAACAGCAGCACCAAAACCAACAGCAGCACCAAAACCAACAGCAGCAGCACCTTCTAGTGCTTCTGCAGCTAAAAATGTTGCTAGAGGTGCTAAGAAAGCAATAAGGATACCAATTATTGGACCATTATTGGTTGCTATTGATTCTTGGTTAAGTGGAGATCCTCCAAGTCAAACTTTATTTAAAGCAGGTGGAGCAGCTATTGGCGGATTGCTTGGAAACTTTATTCCTATTCCAATATTAGGAATGATGCTTGGTGAATATATTGGTGAATATGTTGGTAATCTATTTTATCATGGATTAAAAACAGAAGGTGGATGGAAAAAAGCTGGAGAGATTTTATGGAATGATCTTAAGAAAGCATTTGATGTTGGTAAAACTGTGATGGATTGGTTAGGTAAAGGTGTTACCAACTACATCAATAACTGGCCAAAACTAAGAATACCAAATCCAGGAATTCCTGGTCCTATTCAAGCAGCTTTAGAGGCAGCAACTTTATGGAGATCAGGTAAGTTTCCAGGAATGCATGACTTCTTGGGTAAGTTCCCATTAAGTCCATTTAAGTTTATATCCGATAATGGTTGGTTTGGAAATAAAAAAGGAAAGTTTTCTCATATACCAGACCCATCATTTATGGTAAAAGATCCTATAGCTTTCTTAAAACATGTTAAAAACTCATTCTTAGGAACATCGAATGAAAAACCAAAATATACCCCACCAGATATGGGAAATATGGAACTTCCATCTTCAAGTGGAGATCAAGATGAACGATCTTTGGGAGAAGTTTATCAAACCAGAGATACTACTAGTTTAAGTGTTGGAACTGGAGAGTATGGTGAAGCTCCTTTAATAAAAGCAGCATCGCAAGCAGGAATAAAAGGAAAAGAACTTGCTGCTTTCCTCGCACAAATGTCTCATGAATCTGGTGGATTTAAATATAGAAGAGAAATAAGTGGAGGATCATCTCACTATGGTGGAGGAGGTCCATGGACTGGACCAGATGGAAAAACTTATAATGCAAAATACCATGGAAGAGGATATGTTCAACTAACTCATGATTATAACTATAGAAAATATGGAAAAATGTTTGGAGTTGATTTAATCAATAATCCTGATTTGGCAATGGATGGAGAGTTAGCGGCAAAGATAGCTGTTGCATATTGGAAAGCTTCAGTAAGACCAACTGTTAATGGTGATTGGGATAATGTATTTTTACACTCGAAAGCAATAAACTATCCAGCAGCAACAAGACCTTCTCAAATAAATGGATATAACGATAGGGTTAGAAAATATAATTCTTATGTAAATAAACTAAACTTAGGTAAACTCAATTCTCCAACACCTTCTCCCCAAATACCAGAACAGAGACAACAAGATCTTGAAATTACTGAATCTGAGAATCCTAATAGAAGAGATATTTTAAATGGAGATCAGTCTTCTCAACCACAATCTCAAATACAATCTTCACCTCAATCTTCTTCTAGATATAACTTCGGATCCTTAAATCAAAGAGCTAGATATGAACAAGGAGGTGGAAGAGCATCTATGGTTCCAATACCTCTACCATCATCCGAAGATCAAATTTATAGTGAATCATCTCAGTTTATTCCAATAGGAAAAAACTCTCAATATATGTTAAATAGTTATTATACTATCCAATTATTGGGTCAATTATATAAACAAGGATAATGCAAAATAAGGATACTTTAGCTGGTAATCTTTCTAAGTTTATCATATACAACACAAAAACAAATAAATCTGTTGATTTGAGAGGAGGGATATCTGAGTTTAGATATTATGAAAATGTTTTATCGGGATCAATAACTGCTTCAGCAGTTTTTACTGATACTGGTTTTAAAGCAGGAGATAACGATAAACCAGTAGAAAGCGTTGCTATTTTAGATAGTCTTCCTATAAGAGGTGGTGAACTAGTAGAAGTTGAGTTTAATGATGCTAAAGATAACCCAACTAAGTTATCTATGGATTTGTATGTTAATAGAGTAAAAACAGTCTCTCCAAAGACAACAACAGAAACATATTTTATTGATCTTTGTACTAAAGAGATGTTAGCAAATGAACAGTCTAGAGTTGTTGAAAGATATGATGGTAAAATATCAGAAAACGTTAAAACAATACTACAAAAAAAACTTTTAGTTAAAAAAGATATTATACTAGATGATACTTTAATAGATTACAACTTTATAGGTAATGATAGAAAACCTTTTTATATCTGTAACTGGTTAGCGTCAAGATCAGCTCCTTCTGGTTATGGTAAACCAGGATCTTGTGCTGGATACTTTTTTTATGAAACTTATGAAGCATTTAATTTTAGATCTATTGATGGACTTCTATCCCAAAACTATAAAAAAAAGTACTTATATAACGACACACATGAAACAGAAAGTGGTTTTGAAAAAGTTTTATCCTATAATATAGATAGAAATATTGATTTACAAGAAAAACTTGTACTAGGAACTTATTCTAATAGAAGTATATTTTTTGATTATTATGCTATGGATTATGATGTTAGAAACTTTAGTTATGATGAAAATCAAAAAGATAAAGTAGTTCATGCAGGAGAAGATCCTATCAACTATATTGCAGATGAGTTTAGATTACCTATTTCTAGACTTATGACACACATTAAAGATGTTGGAACATTACCTGCGGGAAAAACTGCTGTAGCACAACTTAAGTCTTGGAAAAGTAGTCCTTATAATCCTACATGGGATGTTGAACAAATTATGGTTCAGTCCATAATGAGATATAATCAACTTTTTTCTGTTAAAATAAATATAGTAGTTGCAGGTGATTTATCTTTAAGAGCAGGAGACATAGTTTGGTGTAAATTTCCTCAAGTTTCTGGAAACCCAAATACAGATCAAAATGAAAGAACTAGTGGTCTATATATGATATCCAGTTTATGTCACAGAATAACTCCAAGAGATACTTTTACTAGTATGACACTTGTAAAAGACACTTTTGCAAAGAAACCTTACTAAGGAGATTAAATGGAAAAATCTATAAAAGATCATATTGAAAAAGATAAAAGGATTTTAGAAGATCCTACTACTTCTCCACAACAGCGTCGTCATACAGCTGATGAGCTACAGCAGTTAGAGCGTTATCATAAAGCTCATCCAGAAGATACTCATGATCCAACAGCATTTGAAATGTATTGTGATGAATATCCAGATGCTGATGAATGTAGAATTTACGAGGACTAATGTTACAAGAAGGATTTGCTAAGAGTCATTTTGTTGGTAGAGATGGATTTATTTGGTGGATAGGGCAAGTTGTAAATGAAGACCAATGGGTAGTTAATATTCCAGGTCGTAGAACTCCTACTACTGATGAACATCTTGGATTTGATTATAGATATAAAGTTCGCATTATGGGTTATCATACTGCGGATGTAGAAGCATTACCAGATGAAGATTTGCCTTGGGCAAGTGTTATGCTTCCAGTTACTTCAGGAACTGGTAATGGTGGCGCATATCAAACACCGAGTATTCGTCAAGGTGATTTTTGTTATGGATTTTTTCTTGACGGAGAAAATGCACAACATCCAGTCATTATGGGATTGATTGGATATAATCAGTATGTTTCGATCAGTCAACTACCAAAAGCTGCCTTTCAACCTTTTAGTGGATATACTAATAGAGATATTATACCAAGATATGTTTTAAACGTTGCCCAAGAAGAAGGAAAAGCAAAACAAGATAATCCTATTACTCAAGAAAGCACCTCTAGTGCTCCTGGTGCTAATGGAACTAATAGTTCTTCGCCAGAAGTAAATCCAAGAATCAATAACTCCATTATTGAAAAAAAAGATGGAGCTTCTAAAGAAAACTATGAAGATTTATCAGTTATTGAGCCCGTAGAATCTTTTTGTGAGAAAGTTCCTATGGGAAAAATTGTAACTAACTTACAAAAAGCAATACAGAATATACAAAAATATAAAAAGACTCTTTCAAGTTGGGAAGGTGCTGTTTCAAAAAAAGTTGGAGATATTAGAAACGATTTAAGTTCAACGAATGTAGCAAACTTTATTGATAATCTTATTCAGTTTGAGATAGATGGAGCAACATTATCAATATCCGAAGCTATAAAATGGCTAATACAAGAAATACAAAGATTTGCCACAAAAAAAATAAACGATGCTGCAAAACCAGCATATTATCTATTATTTCCAAGTCAAAGACCTCCATTAAAAGAAGGTATAGAAAAAGCTAGTGAAGGCGTTGTTTGTTTATTCAGAAAACTAATAAGTAACTTATTTAAAATAATCGGAAATTTTTTAAAAGATGCATTAAATAAGTTTATAAATGTTCCTTTATGTGCAGCAGAAAATCTATTAGGGGGACTTATTGGTGAAATAACTGGATTTATTAATAGTGCTTTAGATAATATTTTATCTCCAATATCAAATCTTTTAGGATCTGCTTTTGATCTTGCTGGAGATATTTTAGATTTTATAGAAGATTTATTATCTTTATTACTTTGTGATGAAGAGCCAGAATGTGCTGAGTTAACTGAATGGAGTATTTGGGGTGGTCCCGAACCAACTTTTACTTTTGATGTAAGCAAAATAGTTAATGGAGCTAAATCTGTAGCTTCAAATGCAGGTGCAGTTTTTTCTGGAATCGATAATGTCGTCGATAGTTTTAATAATATAAGTTTATCTAGAGTTTTTGATCAAGTATCTAGTTGTTTTACTGGACCAACAGCTTGCGGTCCACCAACTATAAAGATTTTTGGTGGTGGTGGATCTGGAGCTTCTGCTAACGCAATTATTAGTTCTTTTGGTCAAGTTATTGGGGCAGATATTAGATTGCCAGGATCTGGATATACTTCAGCACCTTTTGTTAAAATAAGTGATAGTTGTGGATCTGGAAGAGGAGCATATGCTAGATCTACCATTAACAATAAAGGTCAGGTTACTTCAATACAAGTTATAACTCCTGGTTATGGATATCTTCCTGTTCCAAATGGAAGTTATGGTGGGGATGGCAGAGTCTGGGCAGAACCAAATGAAACTATAGTAGTAAGATCTGATGGAACTTATGATACTCCATATCCTCCTGACACAGAGGTAACTCTTTTTCCTGGAGATCAAATACTATTTCCAGATAGAACATCTTATCAAGATATAGAAAGTGAAACTACTATTGTTACTCCTACATCTGATTCTAATTTAGATCAACTAAATATTGTTGATTCTATTTCAAGTAATGGAGAATATCCCGTTCTTCTTGAACTTACAGATGTAATTGTGGATTCTCCAGGATTAAATTATTCTTCTGTAGATATTATAAAAATAACTCCAGACAATGGAACTACTTTAGCACCTTTATATAGTCCAAATGGATCTATTCTCGGTGTTGAAGTTTTATCAAAAGGTTTAGGATTTACAGATATACCAGAAATAACAATAGAATCTGCATCAGGGTTTAATGCACAATTAATTCCCGTTTTATCTGTCAAAGCTTCTGGAGATAAAGTGCTTGAAATACAAGAAGAAGATCCAAATATTGTAGATAAAGTTATTACTGTAATAGATTGTGTAGGTAAATTCTAATGGCAGATAGAGTACGTTGTTATCATACAATAAGATATGGTAATGATTATGGAGAAATAAAATTCGGACATATTCATGATGATGATATTATTTCTGGGTGTACGATTAGGACAGGAAGAGATGGAGGAAGGCATTTTATAGCAATGGATTCTACTGGAGATCCTAGTATAGGAAGGAAAGGTGGAACTGTAATGTCTTCACCAGGATCTCATCAAGTTGTTTGTGGACATGATGTAAAAAAAGAAATACCAGCATTTTATTGCTTAGCTAAAAACGGAGATATTATTTTGCAAGCTCCAAGAGGAAGAATAAGATTAGTTGCACAAAATATAGAACTAGTTACTAGTGGTGGAGATGGAAAAAATGGAAATATTCTTTTAAAAGCTAACGAAAAAATAGTATTAAAATCTCAAATATTGGATGTAAATGCTAATGCAGCTTGTAAAATAGTATCCGAAAACTCTGTCAATATTATTGGGAGATCTATATTAAATGTTTATGGTGGACTAATAGATATGGCAGATGGAGCAACTTCAGTTAAAGGGTCTAAATCACTTCTTGGAATACTTCCAATAACAAATGAACTAAGAAATATACCCATAATAGGAGACTTTTTATAAATGAAAGCGCCAGATGTTTATGTTGGAAAAAGATTATTTGTTGGTGGCGATACAGCACAGCCAGCATGTATTGGTATAGGTCAAGCAGAAATTCGTGGATCTGCATATGTTGAAGGTCCAGCTTCTATTGGTGTTCCTTTAAAGTTTGGTCTTGCAGAAGCAGGAATAATGATAAGTAATGTAGTTAATACAGATGTTCTTGTTCCTTGCCCATCGATCATAAAAATTAGATCGTCTCTTGTTCCTACTCCTATTGATGTTGTTATTGGAGATCCTGTTGGTCCTGTTGGCGTCAATGTTTTTTGTGGTCCAGCACCTTTTGTAGTTCAATCTGCATCTATATCATTAATCACTTTATTAAAACAAGAAACATTTCAGATTGGTGCTGATGTTTATTCGGTTAAAGATGATATTGGAGCAAAGTTTAATACTGGTGCCAAAATGGAAACTGGTGTTGATACTAACGTCGCTCTTGCATTTAACTCTGCTCCAATTATTGGACAAGCTCCAAGTCAGTTTCCAGACTTTGTTAGTGGAGCAACTACATTAAATACAACTTATGGTATAGCAATTTCTAAAAAACCATTTGATATTCTTCATCCAACAAAAGATGGTCACAGATTAAGATATGTTTCTCTTGAAGGACCTGCTGCTGAAGTTTATGTGAGAGGTAAAATTAAAGGTACTAACTATATTGAACTACCAGATTATTGGAGAGGATTAGTTGATATTGACTCGATTACGGTAAATTTAACTCCTATTGGAGTGCATCAAGAACTTTATTATGATGATCAAGTAGACTCATCATTTAGAATAAAAGTCATGAATTCTGCAGGAGGACCAATAAACTGTAGTTATACAGTTTTTGCAGAAAGAAAAGATACAGAAAAAAATATACCAGAATATAAAGGCTTGACAGTTGATGATTATCCAGGAGATAATAGTGATTATAGATTAGGTTAATAATGAAAAAAATACATGAGTTATTTCCCTTGATAATATATCAAGGGAGTCTAGATTGCCATAAGGAGTTTAAAGAAAATAATATAGAAAGTTTAAAAAAATATTGGTTTAATGGATATGAACATGAGTCTCCAGAAGCATCATCTAATATTTTTGCACACTTAAATAGAGATTATTCTTTATTTTTTAAATCTTTAAGAAAAGTTTTTGATGAATATTTTGATGCTTTGAATATTAAGTATGGTAGATTAAGTTACCATATTTGTAAATCGTGGGTTGTATATCATAGAGATGATACAACTCCACCTATGGCACCACATAATCATAATGAAGCAAACATTAGTTTCGTGTATTATTTAAATACAGATGAAACTTCAGATTTATTTGTTGCAATGCAAACTGAAAATAGAAATGAAGTATGTAAAGGTTTTTTTGATACAGCAGATGTTCATAATATTATGAGTAAGTTTAATAGATATAACTGCAATAACTATACAATAACTCCTATTGAAGGAAGTGTTATTGTTATGCCAACAGAGACTTTTCATAAAACGATCAAAAAAACACCAAGAAGTAATGAAAGAATTGCTATTGCTGGTGATGTGAGAGTCACTTTAAAACCAGAACATTTTAGACATCATCAAGGTTGTACACATCCATCACAATGGTTAGAAATATGAAATGCTATAAGGTAGTAACTGACAATAGGAAACCTGTGTTAATAAAACATTCTGAGATTTGCTATCCACCAGCTAATCCAGATTTTATTGATAAAGTTGATATATCATATCCAGGAATAGTTTTAAAATATGATAATGGATATTTAATAGAAGATGGTGTCCATAGAATCGCAAAGTTACAACAACAAGGAATATTTGAATCTCTTTTTTATGTTGTAACAATTCAGGAGTATAAAGATGGATTAGTACATATGATTTCTGAAAATATGGAATGGGTTCTTGGTGAATGGAATCATGGATTTTTGGATTTAATGCCTCATGTTTCAAAATAAATATATAAAAATCATATGATTTGATTCATGTCAAAAAGAAGAAAGAAAAATTCATCTTCCATTATAGATGTAACAAAAGCACTTATAAAAGATAGAGTTAATACTCAAGAGCATTCAGCAAAACAAATTGTCGTTTTAGAGACTGCAAAAGAGCCGTATCAGGAAGCATCAAAAAATATTGACTTATATTTACTAGAACAAGTTCAAGAAGTTAATAATGCCATAGGTGAGGCAGAGCAATCATATCAAGATAGAATAGATGCTGGTGGTGCTAGTGATTTATTTTGGAGAATAATAGGAACAGAACCACTTACACAATCTCGTACAACTCCTAATCAAGGATTTAGCACAAAGACTGTCGGAGTAACATATATACTCAGAGCAGAAAAATTAAGTAGAAAATATTCTCCAGAAGAAAATGCTGGAGTAACTACTGCACCAGGATATGATCCAGACTCTTTAATGGTTTATGGTGCGGAAGATTTGGGAATATCTACTAGTATGGATCTCAAATCAGATGGAACTGATATGGATCAGTTTTTTCAACCAAAAAATCTTCTTGCACTAGTTCTTTCAATAGAACCTTATAGTAGAGATGTTCTGGATACATTTGTAAATGTTTCTATTGGAACTGCTGATTTAGGATCTACTAGAGTTTTTCTTTCAAAAAAAATAGATAACCTTAAAGTAGGTCAGATTGTTTCATCCGATCCCATTTACATTTTTCCAGAAAGTGGAATAACATCAATAGTAGGATTTGGAACAGCAATATCTGATTTGACTGAGATACCAAACAGTGATGAAAAACAAGACTCTGTAATCTCTTATATTGATGTTAAAGATCCAGTAACGCAACAAATAACATCTCCCATGCCTGATGGCAATTTCCCAACATTTACCATTTCAATATCACCAACAGATGTTCCAATGTCTCTTGCTGTTGGAAAATTTGATTCTCCATATATTCTTCAACAACTTAAAAGAATGGAACCATCTGATTGTGGAGTGGGAGTTAGTATAGTATTTGATAAATCTGGTAAAGGACTATCTAGCGCAGAATGGAATCATTTTATGGAGGATTTACCAGATCCTGATAATGTTAAAAGAACTATAAGAAGACCTAATGTAGGAGGTGGAAAAGTGTATTATAAAGTTGGTTTTCAAAGAAGACCAATGAATGCTAATGGAAATCCTGCTCAAGAAGGTGATATTCGAGAAGTATCTGAATATTTTGGATCATCATCCTTATCATTATTTGATCAAAATAGTCAATATTTTAATGGTGGTGGGAGTTATACCCCTCCGTATGAAGATATAAACTCAAATCCTCAAGCTAATGCTGCAATAAATGAAAAACTTGATCAAGCATCAAAACTTGAATCTAGTTTAAGTAGTGATAGTGTTTTCTTCGATAATCTTGATTTAGCAAATAAAATAAAAGAAGAATATAATGAACTCAATTTAAGAATATGGGGATATAGAATGCAACTTGCCAGGGCAAAAGAAGAAGAAGCGTCAAAATCCACATTTAATAACTTATTAAATCAACCCCAAAATACTGAAGTTACAGATACTGGACAACAAAACATTCAACTTGTATACACAATGTCTAAAACTTCAATTTTGTTTAGTTCTACTATTTTGACTATGGATATTTACGCATAAATAAAACAAATCAATATTCGTTATAAGAAATGTCTAAATCTGTTATTAATGTTGGTAATTTTGCTAATGATGCTAGTGGTGATCCCTTAAGAACTGCTGGCATCAAAATAAACGATAACTTTTCAGAAATTTATAGCACTTTTGGAGATGGTTCAAATCTTAATCCCACAGTAAATCTAGCAATAAATGCAAACTATGCAAATACTTCTGGTATATCTTCAAATGCAGTAAATCTCATTTATGAACCATCTATTGTTGTAGAATCTGTAACATCAACTGGTATTATAACAGCATCAAACTATGATAGTCCTGGAACATCAGGATCTTTTACATCAGTTGGAGTAGCTACTATAAGTTCGGAATTGCAGTCATTTTATTATGTCGAACATTCTAGTACAATGAATATTGATATTTCTGACTTTACTCCAAATAGAAGATTTGAAGTTATTTGTAGAAATACATCTGGATCATCGCAGACAGTTGTTATTAGAACTAGTCAAACTGATTCTGGACATGTAACTGTTCCATTTTTATTTGGATTTAACTCAAATACTGTTACTAATGGAAATCTTACTATATCTGTTTCTAGAGGATCCGAATAACTTTATATAATGACATAAATGGAGATATTTTTGGAGTCGTTGATTGACCTCAACCAGCACCTACTCGCCCCTTGACAAAGGCAAAAAAGTACCCTATAATACACAGGTAATCAAAAAAAAAGACTCAATGGAACAAGAAGAGTATCTATCTCGCTGTGTAGTAGATCCAACTAGAAAAGTAGTTTACATTTATTCTAGTGAAGGATCAGAAAAACAAATTTCATGCGATACTACAGATCAGTTTATGAATGTTCTAAACGTTATTCGCAGTTCAGTTGACGAAGAAATTCTTGCCTACGTTAATCCACTATGAGACCAGAAACTCGTAAATCGATGGAAATGTTATTTTATTCAAAATGGAACTTGCCAAAAGCAGCACAAAATGCTAATCTTACAAATAAGGAAATGAAGATAACATTCAATGAATATTGCAATCTTCATCCTCCAACATATAAACAAAACTAACTTTATTTCTTCCCAAATGGGATTTTTTGGGAGTATAGCTTAATGGTTAGAGCGGGCTCCTTATAAGGGCTTAGTCTGGGTTCAACTCCCAGTATTCCCATTGTAATAAATAGTAAAAAACAACCTAACATATGAAGTATCGTATAGATATAAGATACTGTTGGTATGATAATCATAATATGTTAGTTGAAATGTATTTTATCAATAACATTCCATTTACTTTTGATGAAGTCTCCGAAAACTTATATTTTGATCCCGAAGTTCTTGAATTGGCAGAAAATACAAGAGAGTATACAGCAGAAGATTTATATAAGTATTCATTTTATTTGATAGATGAGCAATGCCATCCGTTGCTCTTTGAATTAGACTTAGAAAACCCAGAACTTCTCCCTACAGATTAATCTATGAAAATCAACTTATGGTATTCAGAATCCCAACAACAATGGCGTTGGACTTTATGTGATGATTCAGATAAAATGAGACAAGAATCGGGGCAACGTCCTTTTCTTAGAAATGCTATGGAAGATGTTGCTAATACTGTAGAATATATGATAAAGTGTAAACAGTTTGAATAAATACTTATCCGTGTGAAGGAAGTTTATTAAGAGACTAATAAATAGTCTCTTTTTTTTGTGTTGATAAATAAGTTATAACGGAACTATAAATGTAGATAAAATGGGTCTTTCCAGATTAGATAATTTTTTAAAGTCAACTCGCGGAACCATTCTTTACGTTGACCCAAATAGCCTCGATGCAACTGACAGCATTGAAAATCAAGGAAACTCTTTAACTAGACCTTTTAAAACTATTCAAAGAGCTCTTGTTGAAGCAGCTAGATTTTCCTATCAAAGAGGAAAAGGTAACGATAGATTTGGTAAAACAACCATTCTTTTATATCCAGGTGATCATGTTGTTGATAATAGACCTGGATGGATTCCAACAAGTAATTCTTTTACCTTAAGAAGTAGTGAAGTTAGAGATGACTTCGGTGAATGGACATTAGATAGTAATTTTGACTTAAATACAGAAAGAAATAATCTTTATCAGTTAAACAGTGTACATGGTGGAGTTATTGTACCTAGAGGAACTTCTATTGTTGGATTAGATTTAAGAAAAACTAGAATTATTCCAAGATATGTTCCTAGTCCAACTAATGATTCTATTGAAGCATCTTGTATTTTTAGAGTAACGGGTGCTTGTTATTTTTGGCAGTTTACTATTCTTGATGCGGATCCAAATACTACATGTTATTCCGATTACACTACAAATCAGTTTGTTCCTAACTTCTCTCACCATAAATTAAGAGTATTTGAGTATGCAGATGGAGTTAACAATTTAACCATTAATGATCAATATATTAATGGATCTGCGGGAGAATTTGATAGAACTGATCTTGAAATGTATTATGAAAAGGTTGGTATTGTTTACGGTCAAAATGCTGGAAGAGAGATTCCAAATGATTATCCACCAGCAGATTTAGTTGATATTGAACCAGTTATTGATGAGTATAGAATTGTTGGTCCAAAAGGAGAAGAAGTTGGTATTTCAAGTATTAGATCTGGCGATGGAGTTATTTCATCAACTTTGGTTACTGTAACTACTTCAGAACCTTTTGATGGTATTAGCGTAAACACTGCTATTGAAATTCAAGGAGTATCTACTCCTGGATATGATGGTAAATATGTAGTTTCTGGTGTTAATAGTCCGACAGAGTTTGAGTATAGAGTTCAAAATGCCCCTCAAGATGCATTGGGTAATGCAACTTCTTCAAATGTAAATCTTATTGTAGATACTGTCTCATCTGCATCACCATATGTTTTTAACTGCACACTTAGAAGTGTGTATGGAATGTGTGGACTATTAGCAGATGGATCAAAAGCAACTGGATTTGTTTCTATGGTTGTTGCTCAATACACTGGTGTTGGACTACAAAAAGATGAAAATGCTTTTGTAAAATATGATACTACTTCTGGAACTTATAAAGATGTAACTTCTAATCTATCCAATCTTGCTTCAGATACACAATCATTATATAAACCAGAATATGAAAACTTCCATATTAAGGCAACGAATAATGCATATTTGCAGTTAGTTTCCGTATTTGCTATTGGATTTTCTCATCAGTTTGTTTCAGAAAATGGTGGTGACATTTCATTAAATAACTCAAACTCTAACTTTGGTAATAAAGCATTAGTTTCTAAGGGATATAAACAAGAAGCTTTTAGAAAAGATGATATAGGTTATATTAGTCATATTATATCACCAAAAGAGATTGAATCTCCAGATTATACTGTAGAGTTTTACTCTTTAGATGTTAATACTACGATAGGTGCTGCTATTACATCTAAGATTTTCTTATATGATCAAAATAATCGTAATATTGCACCAAACACAGTTTTTGATGGATTTAGAATAGGAGCAAATTATGAAGATAAGATTTTACTTGACGTATTTGATAATGTTGGAGTAAAAACAACTTACTCTGCAAAAATAGTAATGCCAAATGTTGACTTTACTGGTGGAATTTATTCTCCAGTTAGAAGACCAGATCTTGAGTTTACTGCAAAAAAAGAGTTTCCAGTTAGAAGAACAAATAATGATACTGAAAATGATATCTTTAATAATATTATTTCTTTCTCTGAACCTCACCAGTTTATAAGTGGAGAATCTGTAAGAGTTATTTCAAATGATGGTAATCTTCCAGATGGAATTGAAGAAGATAGAGTATATTTTGTTATTACTGATTCTTTAGATCCTGTTGGATTAGGAACAACTCAAATCAAACTAGCATCTTCTCTATCTGATGCATTACAAGAGAATGTAGTTCCAATCAATGAAAAGGGTGGAAACTTAACTGTTATAAGTAGAGTTTCTGATAAAAATGCAGGAGATTATGGACATCCTATTCAATGGGATAATACTTATAACCAATGGTATATAAATGTATCTAAGATTCCAGTTAGTGATCTTGGAGAAAACAGTTTATATGATGGTATTGTTGGATTAGGTACAACATCATTGGGAGAAGCAACCTCTAGATCATATTTTACTAGAAAAATAGATAATAGATCATATTTAGATACTCTTTATAGCCTTAGATTTGTCATTCCAAAAGATTCTGTTATTGAATCCAGAGATCCTTTGGATTCTTTTATTTTACAAGAATCTAGTTCTGGCATTACTACAGATTCGGAGGTTCAAAAATATTTTGATCCTTCAAATTCTTTATCATTAGACAACTCTACTGAACTCAGAAGTACTAGATTTATTTCTACTTGTAGTTGGAACAATGGAACAGTAACTGTAGGAACAGAACTTCCACACAACTTAAATGTAGGATCAGAAGTTACTATTAAAAATGTAGTAAGTTCTCAGAATACTGATGGTACATTTAATAGAGGATTTAATGGATCTTTTAATGTCCTTTCAGTAAATAACTCTAGAGAGTTTACTTATTATACTGAATATGATCCTGGTGTGTTCCAAAATGATATTAATAATAGAAATGCACAACTTCCAAGATTTTATAAGAGTAAATTAAAGTCAACATATCAAGCATATAAGATTGATAATGTTAAAGAATATATTCCAAATTATCAAGATGGAGTATATCATATTATTCCTTTAAGAGCATCAGAGTCCCCAATCGTAGACCCATTCAAGGGTAAAAAATATACACAATCTTTAAGAAATCTATATCCAAGAATAGATAGAGATAATCCAGTTTCAGATTTTGAAGAAGCTTCTTCCTTCTCCACATCTGAACGTATTGGAATCGTCGTATCTAATGATCCTCATAATAGTTTAACAAAAGAATCTGCAAGATCATTTTTATCTGATATTGGCGTTGGTATCGGCGTATCCAATATAATATCAGATAATGTAGGTTTATCACACACAGTAGTTACAACTATTGATCATGGAATGTTTGGTGCTACTAAATTAAGCATCGCCAATATTGGATCAAACTATATCGAAGGTGTTTATTATAACGTTCCATTAACTTCTGGTATTGGATCTGTTACTGGTAAACATGCTACAGCTAGAGTAACTGTTAGTGCTGCTGGAACTATTACTGATGTTGTTATAATGAATCCAGGTAGTGCATATGGAATAGGAAATACTTTAACACTGTCTTCAAATATCAGCAGACAAATAATTTCTTTAGATGCTGTTGTAAGAGTTGATGGTATTGCACCATCAATAAATGAAACTCTTGAGATAACTGGAATATCTACTGGCAATTATAATAATCTTTATAGAATAACTGGATATGAAGTTGGTGATGATAGAAAACTATATGTATCTTCTTCGGAACAAATAGAAAATCCAAACACAGAAGAATCTAGAGTCATTATAAGATCCAGTGATACCCCAACTTTAATGCAAGTTGGAAAAGCAATAAAATCTTCCAATGTATCATATGATATTGGTTCTGGAATTGCTACATTTACATTCTCAAGACCTCATGGATTTGGTATAAATCAAAAGATTAAAGTTGGAGGAGCTTCTACTGAGGCATTTAATGGAGACTTTATTATTCGTAGAGTTGATTCACTTATTACTGATGCTTCAGATCAACTTGCAATAAGTATAACTGGATATGATGGATTTAGTGCAGTAGGAAATCCTATATTCTATCCATATGGATTAACATCTAGAGGTGGAAGTATATCACAAGATAGTGAGTCACAATCTTCTAGATTATTTACTTCATATTCTGGTATTTCTACTCAAATAGGTAATAAAATAAATCTTTCTGATTCAAATGATACTCCAATAACAATCATAAATGCTGTAGATAATGGATTTAGACTAGGAGATTATATCAAGATTGGTAATGAGATTTTAAGAATCAAATCAGGAGTTTCTAGTGATACTGTTTATGTTTTTAGATCTTTATTTGGGACATCAAAAGAAACTCATGAAAATGATAGTGTTGTAAGTAAAATAAACGTACAACCTATTGAATTTAGAAGAAACTCTATTATCAAAGCTTCTGCACATACATTTGAATACGTTGGATTTGGTCCAGGAAACTACTCAACTTCTCTGCCAGATAAACAAGATAGAGTATTAAGTTCTCAAGAAGAAGTTCGTGCTATCTCTGAAAAGATTGATGGTGGAGTAGTATTCTTTAGTGGAATGAATAGTAATGGAGATTTTTATACTGGAAATAAGAGAATTAACTCTTCAACTGGTGAAGAAAATCTATTTGACCTACCTGTTCCATCAGTAACAGGAGAAGAACCAGATAAATCAAAATCTATTTTTGGATTTGAAGTTCTTTCTCCAATGGAAATGAGCATTGGAAGATCAATAAGAGTTGAAGGTGGATCTGATGGTAATGTTGTTTCTAGATTTGATGGTCCAGTAATATTCAACAATAAACTAACATCATATTCTTCTAAAGGTATAGAAGCTAACTCTCTATATCTACAAGGAACTGAAAATGTATCTAGAAAATATAGTGTTTCTTCACAAAAACCAACATATACTGGAAACTATGGCGATATAGTTTTTAACTCAGAACCTCAAGATAAAGGTTATGCTGGTTGGACTTATGTTAGACAAAATAAGTGGATGGATTGGGGATTTGTTGGTGGTCCTGGTTTAACAGTTAAAAACAATGGAAATATTATTGGATTTACATCAACTCTTGACATTATTGGTGTAGGTCTGACCATTACATTTGCAACAACACCATATGAAAATGGTGGAATAACAACTGTTGTAATCGATGACAATCCTTTGATTGCTATTTCCACTGGTCCTTACAATACCTTCCGTGGTAATGTGAATCAGATGAACTTTGTTGGTGGAGGTATCACACTTTCTCAGATTGGACCTGCGGGAATCGTAACGGTCTTTATGGAGAAGATTAATGTTGAAGCTCTTGCTCCATCTGGACCATATCAGTCAATACAGTTCCATGAAAGTGATGATACTTTTGGTGGAGTTCCTTTCTTCTCTTATAATAATATTAATGGAACAGTTGATTTTGGTGATGCTTCCTGGACAAGCAATGGATATGTAAGCTTTGGCACCACCAATCCAACATCTAAAGTAGAAATCCATTCAACAGTAGAAAGATCTCTCTATATCAACTCCACTTCTGGAACAGGAGAGATTGTAAGGATTGAAAATATTCTTGGAGATCAAAAACCATTTATTATTGATGTGAATGGTCATGTTGGTATCAATACTGATAATGTGTTATCTGGCATTTCTTTACATGTTTCAGATAACATCGGTATTGTAGGAGAAATAAGATTATATAATCCATCAAGATCAAACTATTCTGGATTTATATCTCAAGATAATCTAAGTACAAATCTTGTTTGGAAACTTCCATCTATTGTTGGATCTGCTAAGAGTATTATGTTTAGTGAAAGTTCTGGAACTATTGGATGGACTACAATAACTGATTTACTTGCTATTACTGATACTGATTATCTACCAGAAGGATCAAGTAATCTTTATCATACAGTACAAAGAGTTGTTAATGCTTATATGGCTTCCTTAGGTAAACAAGTTGGTATTGCAATAACATATAATCCATCAACTGAAAAAATTGATTATGAGATTTGTCTAGAACAAGGTCAAGCACTATTCTCAAGTTTTGGTATAGGGGTATAAAAAAAGGAGGGTATAACCCTCCTTTTTTTAACATTCTGGCATTACAAGAACATTATAAGTTATCTGCTGTTTTACAGGAGCAAGAGATTGTCTTGTCTGCCAATCTAATGCATTTTTTCTTCTAACTACAAACTGTATTGTTTGACCTGGTTTTAAGAAATATTCAGTTGGGAATGGAACTTCTTGCAATCTTCCTAACTTTCTCCACCAGTTCCACCAATAACCATAGAAATAATATTGTCTAGTGTTAATAACTTCTTCACTAGAGAACAAAAACATATACCCATTTGGATTATCACCACCATTATCTCTATCTCTAGTAAATCCCCACCAATATCTCCAGTACCATCCATAGTTCAAACTTAATGAAGTTAAGTTTCTTCCGATAATTCCTTCAATCCAATCCGTATCAATATCGGGAAGATTTGGCAACTGAACATAATTTGCTTGGGTACTACTGACAGATCTTCCTAAAGAGTCTACTTCTGGACCAAGAAATGTTTCTCCAGGAGTTATGATTCTAATTTCGTTAGTTCCAGTACCTTCAATAGAAAGATAGTTAAAAATAACTCTTACATTCCCACCCGTATTATTTGTATATAAAACAAAGTCGTCTTGTTTAGCAAAATAACCAGTTAAAACTTCAGTAATCGATGCCATTGTATTTTTTTTATTATTTACTTTCTTTATTTATTTAGATCTATAAATAGTTAAAAATTTAAACTAAGAGGGGAGAGTGAACCTCAATGGCAATTCAGAAGAATTTTGTCGTTAAAAATGGACTTGAGGTAAGTGAAGCTCTGATTTATGCGGATAAAGTTGCTGATCAAGTTGGTATTGGTACAACCAGTATTGATGGTAACTGTAAAGTTGAAGTCCGTGGAAACTTAAAAGTTAGAAATCTATATCTAGCAGAAACGCTTGGTATTGGATCTATTCCAAATCTGCAGGGAACAACGGTAGATTATGGATATGGTCGAATATTGTCGGGAGTTGTAACATCTATTGTTGGAACGTCTTTGACGTATTCGTCTGGCGTTATTAATAAGTTTTACTCAGTATCTGGATTCATAACGTCTCTTGCTGGATCTGGAGTAACTTATACAAATGGATATATAACAAGTTTACATTCAACAAACTTAGATATATCTGGTATATCTACTTTTGATGCGAATGTAAGATTTGAAGATAATCGACAGTTAACATTCGGTCAATCAGATGATCTTAAGATTTATCATGATGGAAGTAATAGTATTATTAGGGAAAGTGGAGCTGGTAATCTAGTTATTGGTTCTAATGGACCAGAGATAGTAATAACTAAAGATTATGGCGTTGAAGATATGGCCCGTTTTAATACGGATGGGTCTGTAGAACTTTATTATAATAATGTACAAAAGTTTCAAACAACAAAAGATGGTATCTTAATAGACCCTGGTGTTGGATTAGGAAGAACTGCAGGAGAAGCAGAAGCAACACAAGATCTAGCAGTATTTCAGACATCTAATTCAAACTTATCTCAGATAAAGATAAAAGAAGTTAGAGATATATCTGGAACTGATAATACATCTGCATATACCAGAATACAAAAAATAACTGGATCAACAAATCAGGGTTATATTCAGTTTAATGGTAATGGAAATGTCAATGGAATAGAATTTGGAACAGTTGGTGATGAAAAGTTTGCAGAATTTAAACAAAATGGTCTTGTAAGTTTATACTATGATAATGTAAAGAAGTTTGAAACAATATCTGATGGTGTTAAAATCTTTGACGATACAGTAAACCCTGGCATATTAGATTTTTCTCCAAATGGAGTTATAACTTCAAGATCTGGAATTGTAACTTATTATGGAGATGGTAACAATCTAGATTTATATTATAATGATGCAACTGGTATTGGTATCGGAACAACTGGAGGACTTGTAGGATATGCAGTAACTTTCTTAGATTTAAAGGGTGATGGTATTTCTACTGCATATTATGGTGGTCCACAAGGAATCACAACTATCTTCTTTGAAGATAAAAAATCTGGAACTATTGCAATAGGAACTTTACCTCCACCAAACCCAAAAAATGGACAAACATGGTACAGTACTGAATATGCAAGAACATTTGTCTACATTAAAGAAGATGCTTTGGGATTTGGTGGAGCAGCAAATGTATGGGTAGATGCAGCACCATTTAACGTAGGTATTATTTCAGCACTTTCAAGAGTTTCATTTGATCCAGGAAATCCAGATAATCCTGCAATATTTTTTAATGGTGATGGAAAAACTGGAATATTCTCTCCAAATCAAGGAAACTTTAATGTAGTTTCTATAGGAACAACTATTTTAAATATAAATCAAAAAGGTGCAAATGTATATGGAGGACCAACTCGTGATGGATACCTAAATGTAAATGATACAGGTATAAACGTCGTTGGAGTAGCAAGTGTTAATAATAAGAGATTAATAGACGAACAAACAGCAATAGCTTATTCGATAGCATTATCATAATCCCAGTTTTTTCTATAAATAACATTCAAGAGGTTTTAAAAAGATGTCAAAGAAACTAGTTTACAACTACACATTTAATCCTGGTGCTCCAGGAGTTGGAAATATAATAGTTCACGGTTATTATCCTTTAAAAACTATATTATTAATTACAAACGTAACTGATAGTCAGATACTTTTTAGCTTTGCTGATCCTCTTTATTCGGCAGATATTTCATATAGTGATGCTACAGATGAAACTACCATCACTTTTACAACTTATGATACTTCATCAATGGATGCTAGTGATCAAATTCAAATCTTTATTGATGAACAAGAAAGTAAAATAGATTTTTCTGAAACTTTTGTAGATCCAGTAAGTAAACTGAGAGTTTCTAATCCACAAAACCTCATTGATACTGACTTTGAATATGGACTTCAACCAACAAAATGGGAAACCATAGAACTCGTAAACAATATTCCATCTTTTTTCTCCAGAGATTCTGAGTATACAATTCCAAATATAACTTCTATAACCGCTATTAATAAATTTCCAACAATAACTGTAAATACATCAACAGCACATAACTTATCTGTTGGTGTTCCTATTGATGTTCAAGGAGTAACTAGTCCTACAGCTGAAGGGAAGTTTTTGATTACTTCTATTCCATCATCAACAAGTTTTACATATGTTGCAAAGGAAAATCAGATTTTAGAAGAAAATAATATTAACATATACACTTCTTACAGTACTATTAGAACTGGAGAATTTTTTGTTGGATCTGATATTAAGTTCAAATCAGATGAAGGTATAAAATCAGATAATAGAGTAAATAGCACATTATCTTTTGAAACTGAGTATGATCATGGATTTACACCAGGAACAAACTTTTATGTTACAAATACAGTTGGATCAAAGCAATATGATCTTTCTTATGTAACAAATGATATTGCTATTGATGATAGACCAAATGTTGATTTTGAAGATGAGGTAATATCTTCTGATAAAGTAATCGATAAGACGCAGACAGAAACTAAAAAAATGACAGGAACTTATGCACTTAAGTTCGATGGAAGTTCTGTTAATGTATCCAATAATACAATCACTTGGCCAAATCATAAACTTAGACCTGGAGACGTTCTTCTTTATGTTCCATCATCAGGAGATACTCAAATCGGTGGATTAGAAAGATTTCAAATTTATTATGTAAAATCAACCCCTTCAAATGACACTATAACTCTTTGCAATACTGATACATCAAGTACTGATCCAGCAACAAATGCAGCCATCCCGATCATAAATTTTACTAGTGCTGGTACATATAACTATGGAAGACATCAGTTAATACTTGGATATGAATATTATTATCTCCGTGTTTGGTATAGTGCTTGGAATGGTTTAATTCCTAGACATGCTGGATACGGTAATGGATCTGGATGGGATAGAAGATCAAGTAGTCAATATTATCCACATGGATTAAGTGGAAGATTAGCTCAAAGATGTAAATGGGTTTTTAAAAACTATGGTCTTAATGATAGTTGGACAGGAAATAGATCGGTTTATGCTACAAATAGAAACGGAAACTATACTTTAGGTAAAACTAGTACAACACCAGATGGTTATGATTTTATTGAAGATTTTGCTAGATTTGATCTTCCACATCCAAACAACAGTGCTACATCTTCTTCAGAACCTAACTATACTTGGGACGATACTTTCAGATACTTTTATAGATACTTTTGGTACAATTATAGAAATACTGCTCCAGGTCCTGGTTATATTTACACTTTTGATTTAGATTTTGATTCAGAAGCAGATTCGATTTATATTCAAAATCATGGAATAACAGTTGGAACAGCATCAACAGCATACTTTGAAAAAGTTGGTGGTGGAAATGCTTCCACAAGAACAGAGATTTTGACATCCGAAAGTCAAGGAATAACAGTTTCTACAGTTACTGGTAGTTTTTCATCATCACTAACAGCAATATCTCCAGATAGAGTAAGAATAGATAGTCTTAGTAGATTGAGATCTTTTGAAGGAGATTATAATATTACTATTTACAGAGATAATGGATTTAAAGACACATTCTTTATTCCATCTTTAGGAAATCTAGACGATAATACTACTTTGTTTATTGAAACTGAGGGATCTGCAGCTCTTCCTACAACACAACCTGGACCCATTACTCCAGAAAAAACAAACGTTCAAGCAGTTTATAATGCAACTATTAGAGCAATGGATACCATTAGAGAAACTATGGTATCAAATAATGTTGCAACTTTACTTGCATATAATAACAATACTGAAGCATATCCATTTGTAAATAGCGATATTACAGTAGATGGTGGAACTCAAAGGATTGGATATCAAAGATATCAAATGTATGTTGATTCTTATGATGTTACTGGAAGTTTTTTAGCAAAAAGAACAATATCTAAAAACTTTAGTTCACTATCTGATTGGGCAACAGGCCAATACATTGACCCATTTGATACGACTGATCTTGCAAATAAAGGGTTCTATTTTGTATCTTCCCCATTTACTGGTCAAAATACTACATTACCATATTTTGTAGAAGTACATCAAGTTCCTTATTACACAGATAGTAATCCAGATGCTGTAAAATTCATAAACTATTGGGGAAATAATACCAGAAACGCTCCAAATACTTCATTAAATAGCATTACATCAAATGACAATAACTATAATAACTGGTTTGATGTAACTGGATCTCAAAATGGATTGAATTGGAGATATACATATGAAGCTTCATATTATCAACCAAACACAAGTAGGCATGGTTATATATTTTTAGGATTAACAATAACAAATCTTGATTGGCCTGGTGAATCACCTAATCCTCAAGGGTATCTAGATTTTCAATCAAGTCCATTTTTACTACAAGGAAATGTTGCTGGACAAAGATATACAGTACATACATTAATACCTGTAAAAAATAACACTACTGTTGGTAACTTTGGAGCGTCTGGAACAATTTATGACTTCCAAGAAATGGCAGATATAGTAGCAAATGAAATTGCTGATGTATTAACAAATGAATCTTTTGAAGTTGGAATAACAACTGCGAAAGCTAGAGTATTAGGTTCTAATAGATTAGCAATACAAAATGAAGACGGAATACGCTACAACTTTACTGGTTTTGGTACAGCATCTGGAAGTTCTATTATCATTAAAACTGAAGAAAAAACGGGCGGTGTTGATGGATATTATCAATCTTATTCTACAGGACAAAATAATGTTTTACTGGCAACAAATGTGACTGTTTCTAATAGAGAAATAAATTTTGATTATCAAAATGTAGGCAACCTATCTGCAAATGCGATTGAAGCAATAAACCATAAAATGGAAAATAATCAATTAGTTGTTTATGATGCAGTTAGCGGTTCAATTGCTGGATTGGAATCAGGAACAAGTTATTATGTTGATGCTATTGGTCCAAACGCATTTTCTCTAAAAACTTCAGTAGGTTCTGATTCAGTTTCTTTAGGATCTACGCTATCTGGAAGTTTTAAAGTAACATTAAATAGTATATCTGGTATATCTTCTATTCCTGGAACAGTTGCTATTTCAACAGCAAGTAAAGTTATTGAAGGAACAGGCACAGATTTTGAAAGATATTTTAAAGTTGGAGATACATTCAAAATATCAAACAATCTTGAGGCACCAGAAAGATATCTTGATTTTACTGTTGATTCTGTTATTAGTGATGAGATATTAACTGTTTCCGAAACTCCAGGCATAGGAATAACAGATGCGAAAGTATATACTGGTACTAAGATTAATGTTAGACCAGATGGAACAAATGTTCATAGACCATTTGATGGAGGTGTAGAAATCACAGCTGGTTCTTCTCCAAATAGTAGCATAGTTAGACAAACTCGTAAATACTTTAGATATCAGTCTGGTAAAGGTATTCAGTGCTCTCTTGCTATTAACTTCAATCCTCCAAGACAAATCATAAGTATGTTTGGTTCTCAGGGGGCATCATTACAAGATAATGAAGAATACACTATAAATGTAAGGAATAGAAATAGTGATGCATTTATATTATTTGGTGAAGATAGAACTGGGAATGTTATTTCAGATAATGCAAAAATAACTGTTTATGATATTGATACTTTGAAATTGAATGTTTATTCTCCAGGACATCCTGTTTGGATTAAGACTGCTCCTGGAACTGGAATAGGAGATTCTGTTGGTCAAACATGGGTAACAAATAATGGAACAGAAGATGGAATTATTGAGTTTGATACCACAACTGTTGGTGTAGGAACTTACTATTACCAATGTCAAAATCATGGTCCAATGTATGGTGAAATAGAAGTTGTCAATACTCCTTCTGCAGGTACTAATGAAACTTTAGTCAAGTTCTCCACATTAACACCTCATGGATTATTAAAAGGTAATGAAATTAAGATTAGAGGTGCTGGAGATTCTACTTATGATGGAGTTTTTGAAATCATTGCTGCTAAAGATAATGAAGCTTATTACATATCTTCAACTACATCCGCAACATCTATTGTATCATCTCCATTATTAGAATATAATATTCAAGAATGGTCAAATAGTGCCATTAGATGTGGATTATTTGATTTCCAAAATGGATTTTTCTTTGAATATGATGGATCTACATTATATGCCGTAAGAAGATCATCTGTTTTACAGCTTCCAATAAGAGCAGATGTTACTTATGATAGTCATGTTGTTAACTGGAGTGCTGGAGCTAAGTTTACAAATAAACTTTTTGAAAATGATTATGTTGTTATTAGAGGAACTTCTTATAAGATAACTAAAGTCTCTGAAAACTCTATTAATATTCAACCAGCATATCGTGGTGTAAGTGATATTGGGATAACGATTACAAAAACTGTAGATACAAAAGTTCCCCAAGATCAATGGAATATTGATAAAGCTGATGGAACTGGACCATCTGGATTTATTTTAGATAAAACTAAAATACAAATGGCATACTTAGATTATTCTTGGTATGGTGCAGGTAAGATTCGTTTTGGTTTCAAAGATACTCACGGACATGTAAAATATTTCCATGAGTTTATCCATAACAATAAACTTGATGAAGCATATATGAGATCTGGTAATATTCCAGGTAGATATGAAATAACTAACTATGGTGGTATTGTTCCATCATATATTCCATCACTATTCCACTGGGGAACTTCTGTTATGATGGATGGCGGATTTGATGATGATAAAGCATATCAGTTTACTGCAACTTCTAATACATTACTTTTCACTAATGGTGATGGAGAAACTGCAAATACTACTTCAGCTTCTTTGATATACAGTAGATTTTTTAGTGGAAGAAGATACTGGTATCTAGTGTTACCAATCGCTCCAGCTGATGCATTTAAATTTAGCGTAGGTTCTGAACTTTATACATTAGATGAACAGTTAAATGGACAGACAGTTAGCACTGTAAGATTTAGTGGATCTACTGCATATGTCGATATTCTTATTGGTGAAACCTCTTATAATCAAACCTTAGATATTGTCCCAAGTATTACTTCTGGAACTACAATCTATATTGGAACACCTCCTTCTGGAAATTCCTTTGAACTTACTACAGATATCGAAATTCCTGTGATTAGTATTAGACTTGCTCCATCTGTAGATAATAACTTGACTGGAGCAGTAGGAGTTAGAGAAATCATCAATCGAATGCAGTTGCAGTTAAAATCATTAGGTGTTACTTTATCCCATGATTGTAATGTAGATCTTATTTTAAATGGATCTATTGACAATAAAGATTTTAGAACTGTAGATACTCCATCACTATCAGAGTTGATTAAGCACAACTCTGGTGATAGATTGACAAATGGAACAAAAGTGTTCTCGTTCAGAGCTTCTGGTGGTACAGAAGGTACTGGAGGAAGTAGACTTCCATCAACGTCAGATTTTGATTTGAGTAATGTCAGTGACCTCGGAAATAGTATTTTGGGTGGAGATGATATTTTCCCTAACGGTCCTGACTTATTAACGATTGCTATTTCACCTATTGATACTTCAACAATCAATGCAACTTCTCCATTAACAGTTTCTTCCAGAATAACCTGGACTGAATCTCAGGCATAATAAAAAGGGAGAGTTTACACTCTCTCTTAATAAATATTTCAAAAGTAGATAAAATGTCACCAATCAATTTTCCAGATAGTCCAACTCCAGGAGATGTTTTTAGAGACTTTGATACTGGATACAAATATGAATATGATGGTGTAGTTTGGAAAAGCTATGTAGATGGTTCTGCAGCAACTATCAAAGTATTAGATGATAACTCTTCTAACTTTGATAGTTTTACAAGAACGTTCGAACTTTTGTATAATGGATCTTTATATTATCCAATAAGTGCTGAACATATAAGAGTATCTCTTGATGGTAATCTACAGAGTCCTTATATTGATTATACAGTTTCTGGAGCACAAATAACTTTTGTTGTTCCTCCAACACCTGGAACAGAATATTCTGTAGTTACAACAGTTGCTACTGCTCCAGCACCTTATGTTGAAAGTTATTTACAAAATCTTGATGTTGCAAATAGAATAAATGCTTTAACAGGTATTGTAACAACTCTTACTGGTAATGAGATTACATATGTTGGACTTTCTACATTCGGAACATTAGCGATTGGAGACACTGTAGTATTAACTCCAGATTTTGAACTACAAAACTTATTATCATTAGATTCAACGAGTGCCCAAACGATTTATGATGCACTTGGATTTAGTGTTACTCAAGATTTTGCAAATATTAATGTAACTGGAGTTTCTACGCTAGGATTTGTTACAACTAGCGATTCTGTAGTTATTAATCTAAATTCCACATCTCCAGGATTGGCAGTAAGTCAATTTGGAGGTGGTTTTGCTTCTATTTTTCATGGAGTAGTTGGAATCAATACTGTTAATAGAAACTTGAGTGATACTTATCTTACTATTAATGGAGCAGTTGAAGTAACATCACCATTTTTTGATGGGATTTATTCTTATCTATCAGGGTCAAATCTAGAACTGGGTATTGGAAATACAGACAATCCTAGTTGGATTGATTTTCATTCATCTCCAAGCAATATTAACTATGATGCTAGAATAGTAAAAAATGCTGGTTCTGATTCACCTTTTTACATTATAAACAGAGAGTCTGGTGGTATTATATTCAGTAATATTGATGGAGGAAAGTTTGAGTTTATTGATGATGTAACCAATGTTTTACAAATAAAAGATGGTAATATTGGCATCAATACTTCTAATGCAACAGAAAGATTAGTCGTCATTGGCAACTCTATTTTCAGTGACAGAGTAAGTATTGGAAGCACACTCAAAGTTCTTGAAGATGCTTATGTTAAAAAAACTTTAAGTGTCGGAAGCACTGATGTTGCTGGAAATATTCCAACTGATAGAGGAGTAATATCTGCTGTTGGTAATGGAAAAGATGTAATCATTATTCAAGCAGAAGATAATGATCTAGACAGAGGGATAGCATTTAGAAATAAATCTGATCGTTACATTGGATATATTAACGCAGAACCACTTGGAAGTACAGATCAAGCAGATATTGTATTTGGACATGCTGTAACAAATACTGCAACTGTAGATGAAGTACCAGAAATAATGAGATTATCTCAGAATGGTGTTGGTATTGGTACTACAAATGTTGAAGCAAAGCTTCACGTTAAGGGTAATACCATATTTGATGGTGAATTAGATATAAAAGGATCATTAAAAGGTGTTTTTGAATCTGTAAACTCAGCAACAACATACTTAGATGGATCAACAAGAGTAGTTGAACTTGATGTTTCACAAGGAACTACTTTTACATATACTGCTGGATCAGACAGTATTGGTATTGTTTCTTTTAAAAACATTCCTGTAGAGCAACAAAATGCGACAACAATCACATTATTACATACACAAGGATCATTAACAGTTACTGGAGCTGGAAATACTCAAAATGCATATCCTATAGAACAAAATATTACAATTAATCCACTTGGTTTTGCTGGTATTTCAACAATAGGTCGTACAAGTCTTAATCAATCGATTATTTGCTCATCAACACCTGATGATGTAGACTTTATTTCATTTTATGTTCATTATAATGGCAACTCTGCCACGTTACCAGAATCATACAAAGTTTTTGTTACAAAAAATGGATCATTTAGATAAGGAGAAAATATAATGAGTCCTTTATTTTCTGGATCAAAATTTGGATTTTCTAATGTCGGATCTTCAGAGTTTCCATTAAAATATTTAGAGTTGATTAATAGTTTTTTTACAAAACATTATGTTTCTAAGCAAGGAAGTGATACTCTTGGAAATGGTTCTATAACTAACCCATATCTTACTATTAATAAAGCTTTGACTGTTGCTAATACGACGGGAGGAGTGATAATTGTAGGACCTGGGGTGTATTCAGAATCTGTTTATGATTCTAGTTTTAGTGAACAAATGATTAGGTTTTCAACTTCAGTTACCATAGTAGGAACACCTGGCAAAACTGTTTATATAGAATCAAATAACATTGGAAGAAGAGATAATCATTTTTTTGGAATGACAAATGCTGGATCTAGAATATATGGAATGATTTTTAAAAGAGATAATAACGGTAGAACTAATAATTATGCTACATCAATTTGGGGAAACGAGGCTGGTGCAACATATGGACAAATATATAACTGTGTTATAGAAGAAGTTAATGCAAATGGAAGAATGTCGCATGTTTATGATAATTCTGGAACTGGTGGAGGAAAAATATATAACTCTACTATAGTTTCTTCTGTCTGGTTGACTCCATATACTTGTGGAGGATCAAATGAAACTAGAAATACTGCTTTAACCTCTTCAAATACATTTAGTTTATGCGGAACTAGTGTAGATAATACAAATGGAGCATCTATAAACAATCAGTATTATCTAACAAATAAATCAAATTCTTTATATGGAGTTTATTCTGGAGATTATGCTTGGCCACAAGAAATTCTTGTCCCTCTTATACCAGCTTCTGATGCTTACTCACAAGATTTACTTATTGCTTTAAGTGGTAGTAGTAATCAAGGATTCAATAATGTTGCACATGTAGTAAAAAATGTACCTGACAATTTTCCAAAATACTATATTACAAGTTCAACTCAAAGAACTTTTTCTCAAGAATCAAAATATTATTTTGATTCTTTAAGATTAGGTTTAAGAAGTCCTTCTGGTCTTGCAACTTGGTTTGGATTTCAAGATCCTGATGTATATGCATTTAGTAATTTTAACTTTACATTAGAAACTTGGGTGTATATCCCAACTTTTTCTGGTCTAACTCAATGTGCATTTTGGTATCATACAAATGGAGTAGATAATACTGGATTTCAATGCTTTATTTGTGGTGATAGCTTTGGCGATGTCTCCGCAAGGCGTGGAATCTTCTTTACTGGTGGTGCAGGGGCAGAAGTCAATATTGCATTTAACTGCCTTTCTCCCAACACTTGGCATCACATTGCTGTTGTACGTTTGGGTTCTGCATCTAATTCATTGAAAATCTACGTTGATGGTATTAATAGAACCAGTTATCGTGATGCAACTGGTAATCCAACCTGGACTTATGAAGGTCCATTAACTGTATCATCTCCACCACAAGAAACAGGTTGGGATCAAATATTACTTCAAGATTATCGTGTATATTTAGGGTCTGCAAAATATAATAGTAACTTTACTCCTCCTGGTCCTATGTTCATTTAAATGTGACACTTTTTAAACTGTCCACTTGACCCTGTAGCGATGCTATGGGGTCTTATACTATGTGGGTAGTTGAGGAATCAAATGTCTACAACAGAGAAACTGATTTTTGTCAGTTCATTTTTTATTTTTATGAACTGGGGTGTTCGTCTCACTAATGTAACTATCGATTTCCTATTTTAATGCTTTACTTAGACATCACTGGAAAGGGTCACAGAAGGCGCTGTAAGGACGTTGTTTTGTGGTTTATGGAGGAATACTTCCCTAGACATAATATAGAGGTTTCTGTGGTTCATAGAGGTCTTTTAAGAGAAGGTGTTTATGGGTGGTGTACGGTTCAAGATTCAGATTATCGTCCTCGATCTTTTTTAGTTGAGGTTCATAATCGTCTTGATGATGAAAACTACACTAAAACTCTACTACATGAACTTTGGCATGTCAAACAGTTTGTTTCTGGTGATATGAAAGATAAAAGAAGTAAAAGATATTGGAAAGGTATTGATATTTCTAATGTAGATTATGAAAATGATCCAAGTGAAATAGAAGCGGCAAAGATGGAAAATGTACTTTATCAAGAGTACCTCAAGAACACTTGACAAAAACTTGATTCCATGTCTATAATCTGCTTTGTCAGGTTTTAAGTTTACACTAAATCTTTAATTACTTAAATGAAAAAAAAGTTTGTTTGTCTTGTTCCTTTGAGTTCTGAGGCAAAGTTTCGATTTAACACTTTGATGAATAGGTTTCATTCATGTCAGATTTTAAATGAAACTGATAATATGCTTGAACTTATTTCATTAAATGGTGAATATCAGACAAAAGTTCCAAAAACTGGAAACCTTCATTGGAAAGTTATTAAATAGTTTCAAATCGAAATAAAAAAAATGATTGATCAAAACCCTATTGATAATGAATCTAAACAGGATAAATGGAATCGTGGGATAGATTTATTTACAGAATCAGTATTAAAACCAGATTCTGAACTGAGACAATGTGCTCATAACCAAAAATGTTTTCATGAATTGATGGATGTTCGTGAAAATGTTCTTGAATATTTACAAACATTACGATGGAATTAAGATGAAATATAAACCATATTCTTTAGAATGGCATAGGTATCGCTATTTAAAAGAAGCTATTGATAAGTATCTTGATGATTATGTTGATTCTGATATCATATTAAGCGATATTAGAGACATTTTAAATACTCGCTCAGAAGCAGCACATCAAGAGTTTACAAGAATCAATAACCTAGAAAACAGTTTACAAAAATAACAAAATGCTTTCAACTCAATACAGACTTCGATTAGAGTCTATTTGCAAAAAGATTGCCAATCATGAAGAGGTTAATCTTGAAGATATGATTTGGGCAGAGAAACTTTCTAAAGCAAATCGTTCTGCTGCGACTATTCTGCGTCAAGCAAGAAGAAAAGCAGAAAATCCTGATATGCAAGAAGGTGATTTAGATGACTTTTTAAATCAACTTGATATTGGAGGATTAGGTCATGAACGTTTTGGTAAACGTAGATTTGATGATATTGATGATATGGTAGATTGGTGGACAGAAGACAGACCAGATGATTGGAGGCAACGTGATTGAGTGGATTTTTACATCATGTTGATTTGATGACAAAGATTGCCAATCCGCACAGTTTGCCTTATAATACTTATGTCTAAATCCATAGACAAGCATCTTTATTTTTTTAGTTGATTCTTTTTTAACAAATGACCTACGAAGCAACTGTTGAGTTTAAGTTTGATGCAACATTCGAACCAACCTATGGGACATCCTCCTGGACTTCAGACGATTTTATCCCTGAAGAACATTATCTTATCACTGCACCAGCAGCAGACCTTAACTGCAAACAGTATTTCAAACTTTTTGAAAAGTTTCTGCTCTGTGTAGGAATGGATCCTGCTACTATTCGTAGTGGTGCTATGTCGTTGGTATTTAATGATTACACTGGTGAAGAAGAACAGCGTAAGGTCTGTAAAGAGTATGAACTGACGATGGATGAAGATCTAGAGGAGAAATACCAAGAGTTTATGAAGCGTGATGCAGAATGGGCACGACTGAAGAAAGGTCCTATGGGAACTGTGCTTCAACAACAAGAAGATCTTATTGGTTTAGAATAATGGGAATGTTTGATTATGTGAGAAGTTCTTATCCTTTAGGTGAGCACTTCTCAGGTCAATGTCATACCAAAGACATTGAAGATGGTATTGGTGGCACAATGACCCAATACTGGATTGCACCTGATGGACAACTTTATATTATCGATTATACGCAAACTGCTGACT